TGCACTGCTAAAGTGCATCTCCCCGGGTGACTTAACACCCAGAACCGGGATTACTCCCGGCTTCCGCTCTGTATTGGGATCAGCTGATCGCTGGTCCTTTACGAGCGTAGAGATACGGATATCTCTCCCGCGGGCACTAAGGCCCAGTCGTCCCCTAAAAGGGCGACTTCGTACCCTGCCTGATGTCGACGCGCAGGGGGCGTCCAGTACGCTCCAAGTGCTCGTTATCAGCGCTAGCAACGCTGAGTACGCTTATCGGTTCCTCGGCCAGTGAATACGGCCAAGGTTTCGCTTCGCGTACGAGGCACTTAAGAAGGGCACCCTCTCCCTGAAGATTATCCTCAGGAAGTTGGGCCTTCACGTAATAGCCCCTGACTAAGGGGCTGTGAAGGAATGGATCCAGCTTATGGTATTCGTACCCAAGAGCTGACTCCCTGCCCAGCATGGGTGACGTTGGGGCTACGTTCGGGAATTTCCCTTTCAGGATTTTCCTTAGGTAGTCATCCAACCAAGCCGCCGTTTGCCAAAGGCCAGACCAGTAGGCCTGGTTCCTAAAGGCAACGGTTGCAATCACCGCATTAGCGTACTGCTGTGTGGGTGGTAGCACTTGACGGACACGGACAATTGTTACGTCCTCCCCGTCGTAATACTCCCTACCACAAGACTCTCTGAACCTTCCGGTCCAGAAGGACTTATCGACGTTAACTACGTGGCCGAAAGCCGCGAGTTCGTCGCACACAGACAGCACGTTGTCTCTGGGGACAATAAGATCATCCCCGAAGACGCGCACCCGACCCCGGTAACTTTTAACAAGTTCCGGAGTCAGTGGGCTACTCAACTCTCGCTCAATCCCCAAGAAGATAACGGTCAGGAAGACCATCATCTCGACGGGAAAGGTGAGAGCCGAACCCATAGACGCGTACTTGGCCAATCGGATCACTCCGTGGCCAGATACGTCAGCCTTCCTTGTCCTGCAAGATTGGACGGCCTCAGACAAAAGAGGCCAATCCTCAAGCAGAGCAAGTACATGCTGATTCGAGACACGATCGGAAGCTTCACTCAAATCGAGTGTAGCAAGGTCCCCGCTGAGGGAGCCTTCACGACAAAGAGCCCGGTTGGGCTCCTGATCGTCTGTTCCTACAGCACTGTAGAGGAAGTCATCCTCTTTAACAGCGCTCAAGAAGGATCGCAGGAGAGCCTGCTGCGCATATTGCATCGCAGTTGGCTCAATCGCGATAATTCTTGGTGTCTTGATCGTTTTAGGAACGGTGATGACCCTCACGGGCATCTCCGCACCGGGTTCGAGGATGTCAAGCTCCTCACGCAAGGTAGCGACCCTATCGGGCCGCTGATTTGCAATGAGAAACTCTTCAGCAGGAATAACCCGCTGGAGACGAGCGGTCCAGGTTCGCTGATTCCACTTTCCATTACTGGAAAGCCGATCAGCGACAGCGCCTGGACCGTGCTTAGGTATCAGTCTCCCAAACTGGACATCTCTATCCATTTTGGTAAAGACCTCACCAAAAAGCAACGTAGAAACGCGTTTAAAATCCTCCATATAAAGAGGATCCAAGCGTGCATCTGCGTCCTTGACATCCTGCTCACACTGAACAAAACCAGACATCGCTCGTGCCTCCCGCTCAGGTGTTACCACCCGAGTTCGAGCCTCGCGGCTCGGAGGAAGCGCGATCTTACCGAACATCAGCGTTAGCTGACGCAAGGCATAGATTGCCTCGATGTCTGGATCATCCAGGAGTATACCACTACCTGGTGTGAACACACGGTCAAAGAACCCTCCGAGGAATCGGGGGCGACTTCTCCGGTGGTCCCATTTGAATTTGGGAGCATCGGACGCAGGACCGACGAAACCTTGATCAAGCCATTTTTGGATGACTTTTCCAAGGTCCGCCAGGGTTACGGCCAAAAACCATAACCCCTCGTGTTCATACCGGCTCTCGACAGTCTTTATGTCGAGAGTGGCGCTAGTGCAACATCGCACAGCTAGTTCTTGAGCTGTGCAGGACCAGAGTGACGTCAGGCTTTTCATCCCGCCTCCTTTCGGGGGGTAGGGAATCCATAGCCCTGTCGTCTGACCCTGAAACGCTACAACCTGCCGGCCGCAACCTCTCGGCCCTCGATGAGGGCCTTGTGGAAGCGGAACGTGTCCAGGAGCTCCAACATGCTCTCCTCCCCTTGCGGGAAGAAGT